TGTCGCCGTTGTGCAGCTTGCTGAGCAGCTTCGGCGCTGTTCGCCATTGATGACATAAACTGACTCTCTGGTGGTGTCGGTCCACCTACAGCCATTGGGTCATTGTTGCGTCTGGCGGCTTCGAAAGCGAGGGCACCTGTGCCAATAGCGCTTGCACCCGCAATGTACGGCAAAGGACTGTCCATAATACCCGATCCAGAAGCCTCTACAGCGGCCTGTGGCGTGACGGGTGGAGGCGGGGTAGCTGAGCCGGGTGCGGGTGGGAACTGCTCACCAGAGACCTGTCTGAGGGCGTCCTTGCGGCGCATGGGCTTGCCGTCGATGTTGATCATGCCGCGTTCGCCTGCACGCTCACTTTGAGCACCTGCTCGTGGCCGCCCAACCCGCTGAATATTCTTCGCATCGAACACAACAACACTCGTTCCGGGCTGCGCACCGGAGTCCGCCGCATCGACGTAGTTCGTAAAGCGCACGCCGTCATAACCTTCAGCTTTGGCGTCTCGGATGATCTGCTCAGTACCCGCGTTGCGGCCTGCCTTCTGGCCTTGCATGTCTACCGTTTTCAGGTTCCCGCTTACACGAGCTGGAATGACCTGCCCGCCCGGTCCACGTGCCGCAAGCTCCGCGAAGCCTTCAGCCGTGCCGCGTTCAGCCGTCAGCCAATGGCCGAGGCGAGAATCAGCATCGCCGCTGTTTGAGCCAAGATAGGCATTATCGAACGTGTCAAACTCTCGACCTGTTCCGTGGTAAAATACGTCATCACCACCCCGTGACGCTGCTACGGCTGCCGCGGGGGTTGGGGAGCTAGGGGGCATTTCTGGAACGGGCGCAGGCTGTGCCGCAAATTCTTCTGCCTCTCTCAGTGTCTTAAAGCCCCACTCCTGCCCATCTTCATGGCGCACAACATGAGGAAAGTCTGGGCCGGGCGTGCCCGCGTTGGGAGGCGTGCCTGGTCCTGCGGGGGTTGGAGAGCTAGGGGGTGGCAATGCACCTCCTGGTGTGTTCGTGGGCACCAGAGGACCACCTGGAGCCGACGCAGCAACCGCCTCATGCGCTTGACGACCGGGGCGGGCCATTAGGAAGCGGGTCATGTCTTCCAGCGTTTGCGGGCGAGTTCCAAAGCCAGCATTCGCCAACATTCTGCTGCCACGGTAAGCCGCATAAAGCCCCTGATAATGTGGAGCGAATGCCATCAGCGCGCCCTCACCTAACAGCGTTCCCGGCGTCGAGTTATCGACAGCATTCGCGATAGTGCTGTTATACAACTGAGGCGCGCCGCTGACCGCCTGCTGATTAGGCGCGGTTCGACTGTTCGCGGCAGGGTCAAAGCTGTTCAGGAATCCCTGCTCATTCTTGATTGCCAGGAGATCGTCAGCGAACGGTTTCGCCCCGACCTGCTCGAAGAAATCTATCGCCGCATCGCTAGTGACAGAGGTCAATCGCGCCTGTTGCCCCGCTGGCCCGCCTTGCATTCTTCCAAGTGCCGCATCTCGGATTGAGATGAGCGCCACTTGCTGCTCTCGGGGCGTTAGCGCATTGAACTGCTCCACCAACTCCGCGCGCATTCCCGGGTTATTCATCAGGCTGGAGTTTGCGCCACCGAAAAGCCGGTCTCCAAACTCTCGGGCATTCAGAACGCCCTGCTCAGTTCCCCAATTGCGCTTCGTTTGCGCATACGCATCAAATCCATCAAGCACTTCATCGATCTGATCAACGGTATTACCCAAAACCATCCGTTCTGCACCCTGAGCAGAACGGCTCGCCTCAGACAGCTTCGACCTCATCCAGTGTCCCGCCTCATAAGGTCTCGCACTTACGTAAGCGTCTACATCTGGAACCTGGGAGCCCTTTTCGTTGGTTTTTATGAAGCCGGCGTTCTTGGCGCGTCGAGACAGAATCGCGCTCTTGTTCGGGTCAGGCAATATTAGCTGACGCAGTGTGTCGGCACCCGGCCCGCTTGTAGGCGCAGAAGAAAGTATGCGCTCATACTCAGCACCGATTTCCTTTTGAGTCGCTTCAACTTGTTCCCTGACACCAATTCGCGTATTCTGCCCTAGATTGGTGTTGGCGCTGTTTTCAAGGAAATCCTTTTGACTGTCTCGAAGCTCCCGCGTTCCGGATCGGATAATCCCAGCAGAATTATCGTTGCGACGGACGTTAAGCCGCCGCTCCCTGAGCACCGCAAGAATATTTTCCGCGGCTTGGGGCTTGGTTTCCTCAAGTATATCTACGTAGAGCTGACCAACCGTCTTGCGGCTCGCCGCGCTGCCAGAGCCAGCCTGCATTCGTTGGCCGACCTCTGCGTTGAGCGCACGTATGGCCCCGTCGGAAAGCCCAGAGTGCTTGAGGATACGATAGACGGCAGCGATGGATTGGGGGCGAAGCCCGCCAGCAAGCTCCGTGTCGATGACCTCGGCGATACCCCGCATCTGCTCCGGTCCACCAGAGACTCGTCCAGTTGATTCCTGCACTGATTGACGAACATTCTTAGGTGTAACAGATGCGCCGCCAGTGCGCGCCGCGACACCAGCGCGATTGACAAATGACGTACCGAGCGGGCCAAGCACATTCACAGGAACATCTTTGACAAACGGCGTGGTGATGCCCGCATCGCCGAGATTCATCGTTGCCAAATCCTTGGCCATGCCAGCACGGCTTTCAAGAGTTGGCTTCTCGCCAGTATAGGCAGACGCTTCATCAGAGAGCGTGGTTGCTCCCTGCAAGGCGGTTTCGCCAGTCCATGCACCCATGCCCGCTGCCAGGCGTCCAGCGTATGAGCCAAAGCGGCTTTTCCCGGCGAGATCGACCGCCTGCTTGATTCCGGGTACTGACTTGAGAACACCAGCGGCGCGCTGCACGGGTAGAAGTTGCGCGGCCATACCTGTCATTTGCCCCGCTGTGGAACCGACCGGGAAGCTGTCAGAGGCCCGCACAGCTCGATCCCCGAAACCCTCCTGAACGGTACCCTCAAAGGCCGCGTTGCCGCTTCGCTGAAGCGCTCCGCCAGTCAAGGCATTCACTCCTTTGAACAAGAACGCATCAGCAGGGCTTTTGATGCCCGCGTCTGGCTGCGGATCATAGTTCTCAACGCTGTCTACGAAGCGATCAACTGAGCCCGCGAATCCTTGAACAGCACCTGTCTGGTTCTCAGGGTTTGGTGTTGCGACGAAATTCGGCTCGATACCATTCGCACGCGCACGAGCGGCTTGGCGGTCCTGCGTGGCTTGCTTGAACGCTTTTTCTGGATCGGGCGCGTATTGACCGCTTTTGAGTGCGTTTGCGAGCTGGCGAGCTGCATCAGTATCGCCCGCTGCATCCGCATTGCGCAGCGCTGTTTCAAGCTCTTCGCGTGTGGGTTCTGGCATTCGTTCTAGTCCGCGTAATGGTTCACTAAGTCTTCGACCGTGCGCTTTGCGCCCTCTCGGCGCTCAACAGCTGCGCCAATTTCTGGATAGTCCGCCGCAAAGGCGTCAGCATATCGCTGCTGACGGCCCGCAAGGAACGTCTTCAGACGTTCCAGATTGTAAGCCAACACTTCCGGATCACGCGCTTGCTCCAAATCACCGAGCAGGGCTTGCAGGAACTTGATTTCTTGTTCTGAGACCTGCCCCAAAGCACCGCCTGTCGGGGATGCCTCACGCATCGCCTGAAGCTCATCAAAGCCCACATTGGCCTTGATCGTCGTAATAAAGCCCTCAAGCGTACCCGCTGGAGTAGATGCCCCAAACACAGGAATGCCAGCGAAGACAGAGGCTGGTCCAGCCGCCATCTGACCAGACTTCACCTCTCGTTGTCCCGTCTCTTCATTCACCACCGTGAACGAGTCCAGCGCCCTCTGCAAATCGTCTTGAACAAGGTTGTTCTTTGCCGCCAAGTCATTGAACTTCAGCGCCGCTTTGTTGAAGCCTGCCTGTTGGGGGTTCGGCGAAAGCCTGATCATGCCCTGATCATCAAAAACAAGACCGGATTGCTTGCCCTTCGGAGCGGTCGGATCGAGTGAGTATTCGCTGGGCTTGCCACCAATCTGAATGGTGCCGTCCGGCTTCACCGTAATACCGTTGCCCGGAGGCGCAAAGTTCTTTTCGTTATGCGCGATCAGCTCGCCCGTGATTGGATCTCGCATCTGAGCGCCATCGGTTAGACTGAACGGCTCAGCAGGCCCCACCGGGTCGCGGAACGCACCGCTGACATTGCCAAATGCCATCGGGCGGCCAAGAGCATCTGTCTCAGCTGTAAACGTCTCCGGCGCTTGCTGATAACCGCCATTTACAAAGACGCTATCGCCTGAGTTTACAACCTTCGCATCTGGCACTTCGCCCGAATTGATGAAAGCCAAAGCGTCACGGCCAGAAAGCCCGTACTGAGTAGCGTCACTTGTTCGCTGGCTGCGCTGCTGTGCCGCTGCTGCTTGTGCTTGCTGTGCGGTGTATTGACTGCGAGCCATATTGTACCGCGCCTGATCGTTCGCACGGATTTGCATGGTGTCCTTGAACGGGTTCAGTGCATCGAAGAAACTGAGCTTGGTGCTGTAATCTCCAGGCAGTGGGGGGCCACCCTGAGGCGCAGCGCCACCGGGAGCAGGCGGCTGGGACATAATCTGCATGATGTCGCCCATGTTGCGCTTAGGCTGTGTCGGAGCAGGCATGGGTGCGATTGGCTTCTGGCCTCCACCAAGGAGCGCAGAGATCAGGCCTCGCTTATCTTTTCGCGGGTCAAATCCGGGGATAAAATCCAACTGATCCGCTGCGCCTGTCAGAAGGCTTAAAAGTCCACTCATTCCTTACCCCCTTGAACCGCTGGAATCCGCCAGTTTGCCAAGTTGCCTACACCTGTTGCGAGGTTTGCTGCGCCGTTCACCCAATCAAGCAAGCCGGGTGAACCAACCGTGGTCTGCGTGCCGTTGTTCACGATGCCTGTTACCTGGTCGAATGGGAGCCCGCCAAACAGCTGCGTCATCGTGCTGAGCAGGCCTAGATCAGCTCCAGCCTGCTGCTGCTGGATCTGCCGCTCTTGCGCGCCTAGCTGGCTTAGAAGGCCCAGATCAGCGCGTTCATTGCCCTGATAGGTGCTTGCTGTATTGCGCAGGCTGTCAGCGCCTCGGAATGCCCGGTCAAGCGAGTTCTCGTCTGCTTGCTGGTTGTTCGCGATGCCTTGATGCATCAGGTTCGCGCCGGTCAATAGGCGGCTGAGGTCACTCTGAGCGTTTGCAATGCTCGTCTGTGTCGCAAGCTGTGCATTCAGGTTGCTTGCAGATTGGCGACGGTTCGCATCATCAGCAGAAAGGCCCATGCCTGTATTGAAGGCCGTGTCTCGAAGCCCTGCTTCAGTTGCAGCGCGGTTGCGGCTATGTTCGCCCCTCAGAATAGCGTCCATGACACCGTATCGTGACCCGCCAAAGGCACCATTTCCGGCCGCTTCGGCCTGAGACTGTGCAAGCTGGCGGGCGTCATACTCGTCAGAATTGGCAAGCGTCGTATCAACCACCCGGTCTGTGTACGGGCTCATGTACGATTCCCAATTATCAAGCAGGCTGTGCCCTTGAGCCCTGCCAGCTGATGCTTGCGGAGAATTACCCTTCAGCAAGTCCAGAACGCCGCCATAGTCACCGTACTGAGGGCCAGCATTTGCCGCGCCCCATGCGAGATCAGCTGACTGACCATAGGCGCTCAAAGGGTTATAGCCGGGGCCCTGACCACCGCTTTGAGCGGTTGGAGATCCGCCCCACGGGTTCTGTGTCTTGCCCATTGTGGCCATTGGCTGACCAAAGCCATTCGAGCCATAACCGCCCATGACCTCGTTCGGCTGGCCACCGCCGCTGAGCTGCCGGAAGCGGTCTTTCATGTCCTGTGACAGGGGCGGGCCGTTCTCGGCATGGTAGCGCGCAAAGTCGCCCATATTGATGGTGCCATCTGCGATGCCCATCACTTCGGCAATGTTGCGCCGCGCATTGTCGTCGAGGCCGTTAAAAGCCTGTTGGAAGCCTGGCTCTCTTTGCGCCCGATCCTGCGCAATCGCCTGCCAGTCATAGTTGAAGCTTTCAGGGGTGCGCACGCCGAGCTGGCTGAACAGACCGCCGCCACCTTGCTGCGTCTGCCCGCCAGAAGCGGGTGTCCCGCCATAGCTTGGCTGAGCGCCGTAACGCTGGGCAAGGTTGGACGCCATGCCAAAGGCTTGCTGCTGAAGCCCTGATGCGCCCGGAACATAGCTGTTCGGATCACGATTACCGAGATTGATAATCGCGCCAGTCAGGCCCTCAAGCCCATTGCGGATGTATTCCGGGGCTTTCGGAAGCTGGACATTGCGAGATTCGCTTGTCGTTTTGCTGTCTTTGCTCATTGTAGTCTCTTCACTCCAACCGTCGCGGCTTCCTCAAATCCGTGTTTCCGAAGCACCCGCACCCATCCGCGCCGACCGCTTATGGTCATTACGGAACACCCCAATTCCTTCGCTCGCTGCTCAAGGAATGGGTAAATCTTGTCTTCCAGCTCTTCTAAATCGCCCGCCGCAATCCAGATGTGGAATTGCCTTGCTTGCGGCTTGTTGATCACGTTGCAGACCGTCAGGGAGTTATCCAAAACCACCATTTCGGCGCGGTGCTGATCCACCTCTGCCAGTATGTCGTCCACTGAATAGCTTGGGTCATACTCCAGTGCGTTTCCGATCAGCTCGCGGACCTTTTCAGGGGTCATCGCCTGCCGCGCTCCACGACATCGAAAACAGGACGCCCAAACCGACAGGTCGCGCCCACCAAGTCGCTCGAATACCGAAGTTGGACGATTGCACCGGAGGCGCGGAAGTCCGCTTTATCTTGCCCTGCAACCAAGGTTTGCGGGGTGTGGGTGGTCACATCTCCCTGAGGGTATTGTTTCGTCTTCAGCGTGAAGGTGATCGCGCCCTGTTGATCGTGAATGTCGGGCCGCATGCCGCGAACCTGCACGACTTGAGAGCTCTCGTTCAAATAAATATCGCCGGTTTCGGCATGCCAGCTGATGGCGTTACCCGCAGCGGTGTTTCCTCTCTCATGGATGAACACCTGACCAGAAGCATCTACAGCCACGGGATAGTCGTAGGGTGCACTGTCGATCATACATGTTCGATCCATCACCCCGGCGAACCATTTGTTTTCTGACAGTGAAAACGCGTAGTAGCGACTACATTCATTGCCGTCTGACTGGTCAGCGTAGAACCACCAAACCTCACCAAACTGAGCGAGTGATGAGCAGAAAATCTTCTCTTGCTGCGCATGAACCTGAGCGGCTTTAAACGTCTGATCAATCGGGGCGGGCAGAGCTAAAGGCTCGCCACCGAAGCCGACACCGTAGAACACAAAATCAGGACCGCACCAGAAGGCCTGGTTGCCGATCACATCAACCGCGTTCGGTCCAACCAGTCCGCAATTGGAGCCAGCACGCTGGAAGTCCCATGTCTGACCAGGGTTACCCATATAGGTCTGCCAGAACATGCCCTCATCAGTCCAAACACCGATGATCTGGCCCACTTCCTTGGCCCTGACCAATCGGCCCGCGTTTCGGAGGATAAACTCGCCCGCATTATTGGTGGCCGAAGTTGTCCAGTCGGACGTGTCCTCAATATCGCACCAGCGCACCGCGCGGGGGTTTTGTGTAACCCCTAGCTCCTCTTCACAGCCATAAGCGCAGATCTGCCGTGAGGGTGTAACGAGAATGCTCTCAACAATCTCAGGCGCGCCCATCTGCTCGACTGTGACATCGGTTACAGAACCAATCCAGTCAGCATCGGCGCGCGCCGCAACCGTGTGGCTCGTTGCCGTGGCAATAAAGACAACCGAGACCGTTCCCGCCTCCGCCGTGCTTTCCGTGCCTTCAGACGCATTGCCAAGCGCACTAATTGCGCCTGCCGAGCGGCTATCAAAGGTGATAGTGACGCGGTATCGTTGTCCGACAGTAAGGCCTGTTGCGCTTCGCGAAAGGTCGCTATTTCCAGTTTGTGTTCCATCACAATCGGCCTCGTCGTCCGTCGCGTCGAATGTCCAGCCTGTTCCTCTGGTCCATCCGTCCGCATCAAATGCCGCCTGATCAGCGTAGCTTGTGAAGTCGGCGTCATAGTTGCTCGTTCTCCCCGCAAGCTCGACGGCGAGTGCCGTAATGTCGTTTTTCCAGACATAGATTTTTCCCCCACGAGGATTGGCAATGAGCCACTCGCCAAAATTATCCAGCGTCCATGTCAGCGGGTAGTAAATGCCCTCTGATACAGCGCCATAAGTGCCAGAGCCATAAGTGCCGACACCATAACCGCCACCACCAAAGCCGTTTTCATTGCCAGCAGTAAAATCACTCGGAGTGATGTCGTAGAGCTTGCCGCGCGTCCAGACGTAGAGCTTGGAATGAGTGCCGAACGCAAAGTTGATCTCCCCAGCATTGTCTCGCCAGCTGTGAATGCCGCGACACTTGCCTGTCAGCTGTTCAGTGGTCAGGAACTCCCAACCACCGATCACTTCCATGTCACCTCTGTGCGGACGGACATTGTTCACATCCGAATACCCGCCCTGGCGAACCTTGAAAGCTGAATCATCTTGAATGAGCCCCGGCATCACTTCCAGGGCGATCAGATTAGGTCTCATGACTTCCGCCACCAGATGAACCAACCATAGGGACTCCAGAACAAAGCTAAGGCCCCTACAGCGCTCAGAAGCGCCACAGGCTGCCACGGGGTGTTAGTGAGGTGCCGACGCGCCAGACGGACGCTGAAACGCCAATCTGCGCCTATTTTCTCAAGAGCTGTACGCTTGTACCACCAGTCTCCGTCATGCTCGTGGCAGATGTCCGCGTGTGACACCCGCCCGAAGCAATCAAAGAAACACGTGCAGCCATCGAAATAGCCGTCAGGCGGGCTGTTCATTGCTCACAATTCGGGCAATTTCAGCGTCTGCGGCTGTCGGGTCGAGGCCATACACGCCGCAGGCCTTTGCAGCCTGGAAGAACACGGTCATTCCGGGGCTCAGCAAGTCCACCTGACCGTTCAGGGCCTTCATATGCTCGTAAGCAATCACAATCGGGCGGAGCGCTGCGACTGGAAGGCCGTTCGTGCTCATCAGAGTTGGGTCGGTTGATGTTTCTTCGGCAAATGAGAGGCCTAGCCCCTCCTTGTGAACCACGTTCAGCATGACTTGTTGCTGGTCAGTGTGAAGCTCTGCAAGGAAGCGGTATTGTGAGACCCAACGCTGGGTTTCCGGTGGCGTTATGGTGGGGTAAACAGTTACGGTCATGCTGTTACGCCTCCAAAAATATATACGCGAGTTGAGACATCCCAGCCTGACATGGTGATAGGATCAATTGGCGCGGCATTCGTGCGGGTCTTGCTCGCGTAACAGCGTGCGCGCCCGTTGCTCGGGAATGTGCCGCCTGAAAACATTGCGAGATCAAACGGATTCGCGTGCGCGTAGGCATTCAAGAATGCGTTTTCTTCGTCTGTTCCACCCGTGGCGTCACCACCAATCACTGCCGCAGACTGGTTGAACATCCAATAATAGAGGTTGCCCGCTGTCAGATCGAAGTTTGTGCTATCGATTTCATGAAGCCCGATGGTCGTGTCGCTATCAACGGCGCAATCACTCAGGAGGTTCCCCGAGTTATCATATGCGCCCATATAAACATTTCCCGCGGTACTGGCATTGCGGTAATACCACAGCTTATCAATCGTCACATCATAGCGCGGCACAAACGGTAACAGAATATCTTGGTCAACTTGCGATTGCGTGGCCATCGTGTTTGGCCACGGGCTCAAAATGTGCGTTCCCGCCGGATACGGAACACCGCCTCCACCTGCTGCCGGAAACAAGGTACTTGATAGCGTCATATTACCATCCTCTCGCTACGCGCCACAGCCCTGCAAATGGCGTGAGCTTGAACACAGCTTTCGCCTGATCGATCTCAATCGAGGTCTGACCGGCTATTGTCTCTGAACCATCGGGGTCCAGCGTGATATTGTTGGTTGGCGCATCGCCATCATCATCAATGATCCAGATTGGCAGGCTGTTCGCTGTCGCTGCTGGAAGATCAATCTCCACCGCGCCTGTTGAGCAGTCCACGAAGATCTCCTCACCAAACGATGCTGAATAAGGGCTGTCAGTGTTATTGATATGCGCCGGAGTCGGGCGGGTCAGCTCATTGCGCCCTCGGGCTGTCGATGTAACCTGCGAAAACGTATCCACGCCAGTTGCGTAAATGATGTTGCCGTTTGCTGTGGTCAGGCCCGCAAGTGCTGTCAGCGTGGCATCCAGAGGCTGGCTGTCGGTAATCCCATACCCTGAAAGGGTCGTAGGTTTACCCGTCAGATCCGCAAACGCGACTGAGACATTCGCCCAGCTGGAATTTGTCCCGTCAGTGGTCAGGAACTTGCCCGCATTGCCGGACTGGCCGGGTAGATCGACCGCATCGAATGCCAGACCATCAACATAGCCTTTCGAGGCCGGGTGCAAGTCGTTCGTAGGCGTTTCAGTGTGCAGCAGGATAAAGCCCGTCATCGTGCCACCAGCGAGCGGCAGCATCGTATCGGCGTAAGCCTTCGTAGCAGCGTGCAAATCCGCTGTGGGGGCTCCTGAGAGCGTTAGAGCGCCTGTCAGCGTCCCACCCGCCAAAGGAAGGTAATCAATTTCCTCTACGGTGAAGAAATTGCTGCCATCCGTGGCCACCCATTTGATCGCGCCGGCTGCTACTGCAACCGTATCACCAGAGCCATGCGTGAAGGTCACGGCTGCGGAACAGTCGTTCTTCACCAGATAGTGCTTCGCCGTGGCTGGGCATGTAATGTTGAACCCGCCTGATCCGGTAAAGATCAGCATTCCGTAGCGTGCCTGGTTCTGCACATAGTCAGTGCTGGTCAGGGTGACATTTGCCTCAACCGCAATCGATACAGCGCCCGCAATTGCTTCCTCAAGGCGCTTGATCACGTCATTCAGCTTGGTGTCACCCCACGTATTGAGGTTTTCCCCCAACGCCTGAAGCTCAACGCCCAGAAGCGGGCTAGGACTAGAAGCCATTACACAGTCGCTCCTGTATCAACGCGCCGCCAATCCGTGCCATCGGAAACGCAAATCATGTCTATGTCTTTCTTGAACACCGCGTGGGAACGGTAATCGCTGGCAGAGGGCAAAGCCGCGCTGTCGGCAAACTCTGGAAGCCTCACAGGGCCTGAGCGGTTCAATTCGCGGTTAATGTCTGTCACTAACTGGCGAGCCCATAACGGGGCTTGCGGGCTGACCTTGATCACCAGCCTGCACTCACTTTGCCGTCAGAGGTCAGCTGCTCACTCTCACCGCGCAACTCTTTCAGCGCCTCAACCTCTGCTAACCGAGCATGGGTCATGCCCTCCTGGTCAAACAGGATGTCGCGGCTGATCGTGTACCTTGCCCGCGCAGTGATCAAATCCTGCGCAAGTCCCGTACACCAATCATTCGTGTCTGTGTCATCGCTCAGAGCAGACTGGTCATAGATACCCAGAACCGTCAGCGTGTAAGCCTGGTTCGGGGTCGGATAGATCCGGAACTGACCATCACGAACTGAAAAATCTATTGGCTGGCCGGTCGTGTTCGTCGCGCCGTGCCAAGCCTCCATTTCGTCAAACTCCATCCGCACAAGCGGATAGGTGTTACTGCCAATAGTCGCTAATACGCCATCAACCACCCGCAAGCCGGATGGAAACGTGACATACTGATTGTCCGCGACCGTGGCAGCGGTAGAGCGGCCCTCGTTGAACGTGAACCGCTCTCTCGCATAATACTCAATCGCCCGTGTCACGGCAGTTGCGATCTGGCTTGTTAGGTCAGACCGGTTCAACTCATCCGCAACACGAGCTTTGAGCGTGGCAAAAGTGCTCATTTACGAAGCAGCAACTGCCGGATCAGCCGGGATAAACTCGACATACACATGACCCGTTCCCGCCGTGGCCGCTGTGCCAGACAACGCAACCGCCGCCGTCACAGTAACCTCGCCCGTAGAATACAGGTCATTTGATGTCGCCAGTTCGTCCCAGACGATATTGCCGATTGTGCCGAGCGCGAGATCGGTCGCAAAACCGTCCCCGTCACCTGACGTACCAATGTCAAGCACGTTGGACGTACCCGCATTGAACGCCGTGGACACAACCACGCCTGCACCAACTACAATCGCGCCGGGAGGCAGCTTGCCCACAGTAACGGTCGTGCCGTCATCCGTGTAACTGACATCCTTGCGCAGGAAGTGCGTTTGCTTGGTCTGATACTGAAGACCAGTGGTTCCTACAGCCATATCAAGCCCTCCTTATCCTGCTGGCGCATAAGTTGAGAGAACCATCGTGCCGAAGTCTTCGCTGTTATAGCGCGCTTTCTTCAGGCCACCGATCCACCCAGCCGCAACGCCAAGCTTGTTTGCATAATCCTTCTCTTCCTCAGCCCAGTTCCAGCTTCCGAAGCTGTCACCCTGACCAAAGCCGATCACTGCCGATTGAGCACCGCACAGAACCGCGCGACGCACAGTGCTGATTGCCGCACCCGTAGACGAGTTAACGCCCTGAGTGACCCGAGAAGAGGTGTGAATGATCATGTTGTTGTACATGCCAGCGCCGCCCTTGAAGATCGGGTTCTGGCTCTTGCCAGTTCCACCTTCAAGCAATGCACGTTGGATGTCATACCAACCCGCCGTGCCGACTTCGGCGCGGAGCTGACGCTCCTGGCGTGGGTGGATGAACACCACATACAGTTTCTCGCCCTGATACATGACCGGCTTGATCATCGGTGAGGCCAGTTCAGCCTCGACTTTCAGATCATCCAGAAGGCTCAGAGCCATGTCATCGCCCGTGCTGTCCAGATCCTCGTCAGCGGTCGCGCCGGTTTCAGAGAAAAAGTGACGATTGGTCGATGGTGCGAGCGTGGCATTGTTACCCGTATAGATGGAACTTGTGCCATCATAGGTTTCGCCATGCTCGGTGACAGATCCGCCGGTATACCCGCAAATCTGCGTAAAGAACCAGCGGTCCATCCGGGCAGCAGCCCAGTCCGACAGCGCATCACGACACTCGGTACGCATGTTCATCAGAACACGCTGCTGTGACATGCGCCCGCCAGCATCCGCCGCATGGCGGACCTGATCGATGAGCAAGTCATCAGTGTAGGTCGTGAGGGATTCTTCTGAACCTTCAAGAATGGCGTCGCCCTGAACACCTTCGCCGTTAAGCAAAGTGCGCAGAGTGCAGCGAATGCGGTCACCCGCAGTCTTCTTGAGGTCTTTCTTTTCTTGAATAAGGGAGCTGGCACCCGTCCCGATGAATTTGCCGACGTAAGTTTTCTTCAGCGCTTCAATCGAGAGTTTGCGTGACCAGACCTTATTCGTCTCCGGCGAATTAACGCCAAAAACGGTTTCAGCCATGATGCTTCTCTTTGATTAAATTTCTAGGGAAAGCGCTTCACTTGACGCCGTGAGCGGGCGGAATCGGCTTTGACGCAGGCCGTAGCGAATCTCGACTATTGCGGGCAGTCGGCACCCGATGAACAAACTATGACGCGTACTGTTTCTCGTATCGCGCCCAAAGCTCGTTAAACTCTTTGTCTGTCTTGGCGTTGTTCAGCATTTCCTCGGTAACAGTTCCCGATGCTGTCGCGCCGCCGCTGCCCCGTGTCGTTTTCGGGGCCTGCTGGCCTTTCTTGATCGCCTCAAGCTGCTGTTGAGCCGGGGCGTTTTCAGGTGCAGGCGCAGGTTGCGGGTTTGGATCGCCCGCAGGAGGATCTTGCGAAGCAACATAACCGCGCGCAACCGCTTGACCATAGACCAGCGCAGCCGGATTTTGCCCGTTCTGACGTGATGTGCTGGCAAGGCCCTGATATTCGTTTTTCACATGCGCCTCGATAGACCAGACCGGGTTCGGATGGTTCGGATTATCGATTTGCTGCGGAGCAAAGCCCTGTAGCGCCAGTTCCTGCTGGCTATAGTGGCCAAGCGATTTCAGCTCGCTGATCCGTGATTCAATCAGGTATTCAGCGGCTTTGTCATAATCAGGCTGCTCGGCGCGGAACACTTCAGCACCTTCACGCCATGTATTCTGAATCTCTGCCTCAAATTGCTGTTGAGCTTGCTCCTGCTCCGCCTGCGCCTGACGTTGCCGTTCCTGGTGCTCATAAGCGCGCAGGCGAGCCGTGACATAGCGCAGCGTGCCCATAGGGTCACCGTCCGGGTCAAGCTCTACCTGCTGCTCCTGTGGCGCGTTCTGCTGCGGATTTGCATTCGCAATCAGTTCACGCAATTCCCTCAACTCGCGTTGAGTTTGCCGCTGTGCATACCGGCTCTCAGAGAGGGCCTTTTGCAGATTAGCGGCTTTATCGTCAGGCTGGGCCTGCGGCTCGGCGTTTTGTTCCGGTTCCGGCTCCGGTTCTGCTGGTTGATCAGGATTATTGATCTCATCAAGCTCGGCTTGCTGTTCAGCAATTGCGGCTGCGTTGTCATCAAGCACAACCTCTTCATTCACGGGTTCTACAACCTGTGTCTCAGACATATGTTCACTCCGGTCTGGTCTAGTGTCTCGCTGAATAACGCCTCAGCGGAAGGCGATTACATTACGACTTGCGGATCAGGGTCTGGGCGCATGATCGTTGCCAGCGTCTCAACCTGTGTCTGCTCAGTCTTCGCGTCCTTGGCCCGAATGTCAGCAGCCTTGTCCTGCATATCCATCTGGAAGCCAGCCTGTTGCATCTGGCCTTCAATACCCTGCACTCGCTGCATCAGCGCTTGAATAATCTGCTCCTGCTGGCTCTGCTCAGCGTTCATGATGATTTCGCGCAGCTTGATCGACAGGCTGTCAGGGAATGGGCTATACTTGATAAACTCGGCCCACATCTCCGGCGTCATCTGATCACGCACCGCAGGCACGATTTGCGTAATCATTGCCCATGTGCGCTCTTTCTGGTTCGGACCAGCAGGCATCTCATCGACAATCACGTCATATTTGGCGTCAGGACCGCCGAGAAGCGCTTGAAGCTGCACATAATGCTGTTGTATGCCATCCTCGCCAGTGACCCTCACAAGCGTCTCAGGGCCAAGCATTTTCATAAACTCAAGCAACAGCTCGCCATTCAGCTTGCGATAGCGCCGGAAGCTCTCGAAAAACGTCGCCAGAAGCCCATAAGCGGCCTGTTTGCGCTGCGCTTCCAGAACCCCAGGCTGATCACGATCAGTGAGCCCCAGCATTTCGCTCGGAACACCCGTGACATCACGAATTGCCCCAACCGCCTCTTGCATCAGCCGGTCAATCCCTGCCGGGTAGTTAGGCTGCGGCTTCGGTATGACCTTTTTCTGGCTGATCGCGCCGTCAGCAACAATCGTCACCTCATCAGAGCTGGCCAGAGACTGCTCAAACTTGGTCTTGTCACCAATCGCGCCCTCTTCAGCCATAACGCCGCCCTTGGCATTCGTGCGCATCATATGCAGCAACATGCTGAAGAACGTGTTCGCCCACTTCTGCGGGTCAATCATAGGCCGAACAAGCCCGTACCAGACGCCTTTACCCTGATCGCGCTTGCCAGTGATAAACTGGATCGTAAACTTGTTGAACTCCAGCGGGCGAGGCTCCTCAAGGAACGTCTTACCACTCATCAAAGCCGTCATATAACGCCGACGACGCCGGGTGACGCTCTCCAGCTTGTATCCCTGCTCAGTCGCCGCCTGTTCCAGCGCCTCAAACTGCTCTCGAGTGTATTCCTTCACGCTCATGCCGTCCTGGCTTGGCGTCAGGATAACCGTATCGACCTCATACCACTGCCAGAGGTCTACCGTTACCAAATCCTCTTCATTGGTGTCATCATCGCCCTTGTAACTGTTGCGCGGGTCAGCGTCATTCGTGGCAATCAACCCGTCATCATCAAACACGCCGTTCACATCGCCGTACAGTTCCTTGAACTCGTCACGGCTCAGCTTGTCACGATGCCGGATAAACCGGGCATCATAGGCATTGGCCTGACGCGCTCTCGGATCAGGGAAGACAGAGCCCGGTTCAAGACGGCGATAGATCACCTTGCCTTGCGGGTCTTCCTCATACTCCATCTCTGTCGAAACAGCGCCCAGACCACAAATAAAAGCGTCTCGCTTGGCATCCGATTCTTCACCATCAGCGTCGGACTGATCACGAAGCCAGTCAGCGCCTTCCGTCAGCATCTCATTGACCTTGGCATCTCCAAGCTCACGCGGCTGATACTGCGTTTGTTGGCGTCCCTGAATCTCTGACCCGACAACCGCATCGATCACAGGACCGATCCGGTTGAACGTGACCGGGATTTTGCGTGAACCCTTGATGTCTGACAGCTCTTTCTGGCTGTACTGATGGCCCGCAGTATAGCGCAGGCACTCTTGCGCTTCTTCATGCCATTCTGACCAGTGGCGATCTATGTCACGAGACCAGCCATCAAGCTTAGCCAGGATTTCGTCATGCTCGCTGAGCACTTCGGTTTCTTCGTCAGTCACCACGACCACGCTGAGCTGTTGTCTTGTTTGTCAAAGCTGTAATCCCGTTTCTTTGGGCGCTCGCCGTGGCGCTCCACATAGTCACTTGCCATCAATCCGAACGCATCAGCGCCATGTGATGACCAATCATGTTCTGGCCCAAGGCCGATCTGGCGCTTCTCATCAATGCGCTCGTGATAGAACGCCAATGCCTCACGTCCGGCCTCTGTTTCTTTCTCGTTGAACCAGACCTTGTTAAAATGCCGCCGCGCTGCCTCTACTCGCTGCATGGCCGCGCCTTTGCCCTGATTTGGGATAACACCTACCGTCCAGCCATAATCGTCTGTGCTGGCGCTTCTCCAGTGATCCTCAAAGCGTTTACCCAAACCGTCTGGCCTCGTGCCGTCATGTGGCAGGCGGTGAATGACATGGCTCACATCATTTGTGCGCATCCAGTTCTGTATCCAGCGTACATGATGTTGCAGGCTCTGGCCTTGCGTTTCGTAATACGCCAACACCCGGATTTCACGGTCAACGAATTGCACCACCCACATCGTGTATGCGTCGGCTTGATCTGAGCTGCTAAACGCGAGGTCATGATAGACACGGATCGGCAGCAGCGGATCATTCGTGACCCTGCCTATGCGGCCCTGCTGTCTCGCAAGCGCCAAGTCCTTCGCGTAGTAAGCGCCCTCGACAATCGTTGCATACTCGCCTTCCCACACATGCGGGTAGCGATCCGGGTAGTGATCCAGGTCATGGCAGCGCTCATCGTCAAGCACTTGCGGAAACCACGGATTGTCTGACCAGTTGGCGCGGACAATGATTGCATCCTCTGGCGGGCTCTCACCGCGCAGGAATTTATCAACCGCATCTGCCTTACGTCTCGGGTTCCACGTGAACCAGATTTCAGAGCCCGGCTTACGAATAGTTGGCCTGAGCAGTGTCAGCGATCTATCGCTAAGCGTCTGGGCTTCCTCAACCCATGCGACATCCATTCCCTCAAGTGACTTGATCGATTCCGCATTGTGGTCCTGCATACCCTGAAACAGGATTGAGCCGCCGCCCGGTGTTATGATGCGATCCTTCTGGATTTCGAACACTGAGCCAAGGCCGTGTTGCTGTATCTTGTCCTCGATTAGTTTCTTCGCAGATTCAGCGAGCGTTTTCTGTACCTCACGAACACAGACGCTACGCATTCCAGGCTGTTCAAGATGGCGCTCGACTAATGCCTGCGCTCTATCATGTGATTTGCCTGAGCCTCTACCGCCATGAGCGCCTTTGTATCGTGCTGGTCTATCAAGCGGGCTGAAGACACGCGCGCATTGAAAGTTAGGACTTAGGGTCAACAATGGTCTTGGTTACGTTGATCGTGAAACCGTTTTCATCGCCGTTATTAAGCTCAACCGCTTTGAGGTCCGGTAACACCTTGTTTAGCAACGCCTTTGCGGAGCTGACTTGTGACGCATCAAGATAGACCTCACCATCAACATGCTTTTGCAGTCGATTGATGAGTTGTGAGGCCTTGATCTTCATCCGAACCTCATCGGAATGGCGGATCTTCTTAGTGCGCGCTGCCATAGTAGACTACCTTACTCCATCCCATGCACTTGAGCGCCTTTAGGGCGGCCAAGGCCACGGCGTTTTTTGGGTTGAGGCTGCTCAGTGGTCGGTGTGGCTTGCGGAGCCGCGAGCAACTTGTCGTTAGCATCAGATAGCTTCTTGTTCGTGTCTACAAGTTGAGCTTCAAGCTCCGCAATTCTGTCGTGGAGAGGCTGGACATCAACAGGCTCGCCGTCTGGTGCTGGTGCTGGTCCAGCTTCAGCTTGCAGCCCCTTCAGCGCATACTCATACATCGCAGGGACTTCGTGTCCGTTCTCTGCTTTGCTGATCTGTGTTGGATCAATGCCGAGCAGTTCACCAAGGTCTTTCTGCGTGAGGCCAAGCTCTGTGCGGATGGCTTTGTAATCTGTCATTGAGTTACCTCATCTACTTTAGTGCGGGCGATTTCCATTTTGCGCAAAGCTCTGTCGCATTTGTCTAACAGGGTTTGCAGCTCAAGGATTGAGAGCGTGAGCTTTCGTTTGCCGAGGTCGTTGTCTACCAGGACGATCTTCTGATCAGTTCCCTGCACGCTTGCTTGCGTGTAGGTGGAGATGACCATGAGATGGAGTCTGTCAGAATAGGTGTAGTCCCGCTGTTTGAAGCGGAAGCCCATCTCTGCTCTGTAGTTCTTCGTGTCGTCCAGGTTAGCTTGGCGACCACGTGTGTTGCTCACAGGTTGTCTCTTCGATTACGTCGCCAGAGCATGGCTGCGACGATTGCGCCAATGCCTGCGCTCGTCCACACGAATGGATTCACCAGCGTCATCATCTGACCGGAGAACCACATGGCGGCAGCGAAAGCAGCAGCTCCGCCCGCAGCAGTGCCAACCAGGTCAGCTGTGAAGTCTCGTGTCACGCCAAGTGTCTTGAGCGTGCCGTTGTAGAATTTCTCTACAGGGTGCAGTTCGGACATGATCAGTCCTCCTTTCAGGTAGGGCTCCAGCGGCGAGAACGCCAGCGCTTCACTTCAGGGTTCTCTATCTAACGAAGATAGTACCAGCGCCGCTGGAATTAGGGGCCGACAGGACGCAGCAAGCATTAGGCTTACTTGAGACCGTGGGGCGGGCTGTCCTGCCGGTAAGTTAATCTGTTTCTGGCGCGAGGCCGTTCGAATGCGTCACTTCGACGGGCGGTGTTGATGCGCTTTCAAACGCGGACTCCGGTAAGGGATCTGGCGACTCTGGCGTGAAGTAGCTCTCCCCCTCTGGCGCGGCTTCGTTTTGTTGGGATGGGGGTTCAGGAGGGGTTGTCCCAATCCGCTTGAATATCTCAGATTTAACGACTTTCAGATCTTCCTCGACGGTCGCCAAACGGGCGTGGGATTTGAGAATGTCCTCACGCTCCCCTTCCAGTTCCTCAACCAAATTGCCAAGCTCGCCTAGATCATAGTTCGAAGGATGCTTGTCTAAAGCCATCTCTCACCTCTCGAATAAAGAATGCGGCACTAGGCTGTTCAAAGCGTGTGAAGGACATGTTCTGCCGTACACCTTGAACAGGCCCCGGAATGCCATTCCGTGCCGCTGGAAACTGTAAGTTTGGGATTTGCCCCGAAGCACTCAACTGCCGGAGTCAGGAATGCGATTGTGGTGAATCTACCACTGTTCGTGACTTATGCAAGCCCTAGTCCTTTTCGCACTCAAGCTCTCCCTGCTCATCGGATTTGCAAGTGTATGTGGGCAAAGCCCCCAGCTCTCCATGAACCCATCCATTGACGTGCGCCACCTCATGGCAAAGTGTTCTTGCGTAGGCTTCGCCCATGTACTCGCACGGATTTGGCATAACAATTTCGGGACGTCCCATTTCATCCGAAGTTTGACACGCAAGCGCATTGGCGTTGTCGCAATAAAATGGTGTTCGCTCAGGGTCCACAAAGTGCACGATTGATGATGTGTTAGCAGTGTAAGCTGGCGGTGGCGGCCAGTTCCCTAGGCGATACTTGACCATATGCGGCGTGGCATCTGGATTAGAAACAACCGGGGCCATAATGGCAGCTTGAGGCGCGGGATACTTGATCTTGGTTTTCGCGTGCTCTCTCGTGGACCATACGCATGTTGGAATAAAAGCCAGCAACAGCGCGAGGAAAATAAGTGTTTGCCAGCCAGACATTGTGTCGTGCTTATTCGCCATCACCCACCCCCAAAAAACGGCTCAGCTGCTTCAAGATAAACCTTCAGCGCTGTTTTCACTCGCTGCTTGCACTTGGTCGTGTCACCGCCAATCACCCGGCCTGCCTGCAAGAGCGTCATATGCCCACACACAAGCCCCGTGACAGGCTTTACGAAGTCCACCGCTGGCAGAGACCGTTCACCAGCAGAAACCGCCTTGGCGGCCTGTCTGAGTGCGTGCAGCTTGCTTTCAATGCCGCTTGCCTGACCACCGTCCACGAAAACGAGATTTCCTGAGCCGCCCATTGTGACCTCTCTGGCCGTCATGTAATCTCGAAGCTGCAAGGTCGTTCTGCCGTGGCGCTCTTCCAGAAAGCGAGCCTTGAGCAGATTGCCGATAGCATCCCGACTGCCCAGCTCCCTGATGATGCCAAAAGCGATAGGCTTGATCTCTGAGCGCTTGCGCTTGGCTGAGAGATCCTGTCTGGCGTTTCTTCGACGCAACGCTTCTGCTTCGTCGCCTTGGCGTAGGGCGATCACCTCCGCTTGATCCTGTAGGCGCATGGAATGATCCAGGCCACGGCTTCGGGCATGGTAGGCTCGCTGTGGTGCGGTTTGAGATTGGTATTTCATGCGGCAATCCTCGCGTTCACGGATCGAGCCATCTCGATCAGCAGGTTACGAAACGGTTCAGGGGTTCCGATGCGCGGCGTGCTGTCTGTGCCTCCACCTTTGAAGGCCAGCTCTCCGGCGCGCTTGCAGTAGTCCAGACCGTGCTTGTCGATAGCCCACTGCGGGAAAGACGCTTCGCTGATGCCCCAGTCCAGTTCAGGCAGATCGCACCCGACCGCGTAAAGCAGCGTGGGCTTTCTGGCGTAATGACCATATCGCCCCTGCTCGACACAGCAGGTCCAGCCGCCATAGAAGTCTGCCGTGATCCATCCACCTGATTTTGGTGGCGTGTTCAGATTGTGATGTGGCCAGGCGTGGCTGCCCCAAGGATGCTCAAGGACACCCCCAAACTGACGAACAGCTTCCAGAGCCGCAGCGAAGCACCCGCCATCATCGCCCTTGATCTTTCGTTCGCCTGTGCGCTTGATCCAGAGCGGTTGTCCTGCCCACATCTTGCCCCAGCGCTGGCACGGGGGGTGGGCGATAACCGGATGCGGCCCGGCATACTTGCGGGCATCCCGCTCTTCATCCCACGGATCAACGCCCGCGAGATCGAAGTAGGAGCCGTCTGTCTGGACGTAGAGTGCAGCGATCATCCCTGCTCCCCCTTCGCTGCACGGATCATGCGCTTAAAGATCCAAGCCACTTCATCTCTTCCGCTGGCTGAATAGCCGCTTGCCGACAGGCCTCTGGAGATCATGTCGTCGCTCGGTTCCTCCAATGCGGAGAGGGCGGCTTTGGCCATCTGCAAGTAAATGCTTTTCCATGGCTCGGTGACCTCATCCCAGTGCCACACCATTCGGTTTTCGTAGTTCGCATGAGCAGCCTGAATCGCACGCGCCATCTTTTCTATGACCGTCATCCAAACACCCCGTTCAGCTTTAGAAATCCAAGAGCGAGCCAAGTGCCGACTATGATAGCTAGGATGCGGTAGGTTTGTTTGTCGCGAGAGGTCACTGGCGCATTCCAATTTCATCCACATCGTAATTGTGGTCCGCATCCTCCAAAGCACAGTCGCCACGATGCGTGTGCCGCTCACAAAACTGACGATGAGATCCGCCCAACCCGACATCGTGTTTAACGCCTTCGCGAGTGTATCGATGCTTCAGGTGGTGAATGAACTTTGCGTCCTCACAGCAACCGGGATTGTCGCACTTGCCCTTCAACGCTTGCTGTCGATTTTCCCAGACCTCTTCTGGGACATTGAATCCGTGCAGCATTGAGGGGATGCAACTCACCGCAGTTTCGATGTTGCGAAACCCTTGAGAGTGCACCTCAACACCCTTCAGCCAAAATCTAGCAACCGCACTAAAGCGCCACTCATCGCCAGAAAGATGGCTCTCCTTCCAGCGTGGCACAGTCTCGATAGTGATGTTGTCAAACATCTCTTGATCACGGTGGCCGAGGTGATGTGATTGAGGGATGAACGGTTTTGCGGGCAGCTCCCGTTTGGCATCACCTTGATTTGCCTCAGACATTGAATGCTCCTTTTCTGTTGTATGATTGCGCGGCAGACTGAAGCGCCACGAGCGGATCGATGGGAAGCACCTTGCAGACCTCCCACACAAACTTTGTTGAAGGATTTGAGCGCCCCTGCTCAACCTCCCAGATATGGGCTTTTGAGCTGTGCATCGCGTCTGCAACAGCCTGAAGACTAAGCCCTGATTGTTTGCGTGAATCCTTGATCAGAGCGCCAAACTCTGGGGATCTTTCATCTCGATCATCAGGCGTTACTGACGCCATCAAAATGCCTAGTGCTTTTCGAACTTGAACTTCGTTTACCCCCATCACGCTGCACCTCGCTGCCAACCTTTGCCGTTTACCCAAATGGCGAGGTTGGCTGTGCCAATACCCTCGATTTCATCAGCTGAAGGTCTGTGGACAAACTGTGCTTCTTCTGGCTGTTCAGAGGTGTGGGTCTGCAATGCGAGCTTCTGGAAGATCGAGCGGCCCCATTCCTCGTGGGCCTTTTTTACGCCATGCATGGCGGTCGTGTGGTCACTGAGATTGAAACTGCGTGCGATGATCGGATAGCTGTAATGGTTCGGGTCACGAGCGCGCATGTAGGCCATCATGAACCACCGGATGCGGACAATGCCGCGAACCTTGGTTTTCTTCTGGACCTGGTGCTTTGAAAGCTCTGGCTTGTTGAAGAAAGCACGAGCCTCTTCCAGTGCGTCCTTGAATGCTGTGCGGTTCATGCCCCTGCTCCCTGTGTGTGTTGATGCGCTGCGATGGCTTCGTTCAGGTGGGCCAGCTTCAGCTCGATTGTTTTTGCGTGATCTGTGACCAGCTTCAGGAATTGTCCGGGCGTCGGCCGGAAGGTTGAAACTGAATCCTTCAAAACGCGGTCCACCGCGTGCAGGACGCTGATCATCGGTTGCCCCTGAAGCAGGACCATGTACGCCTTTCCAGAAGCCTCTTCCGTGCTGTTCTGCGCTGGGCGTGAAGCAAGCGGCTTTAGGCTTTCAGCCAGATCAGCTTGCGAGCCTGGTGGAGATAACATTTCCGTCAGCGTCGAGCGTGATTGCATCGCTACTGACATCGGCACTTTCAGAATGTGCCCGCGCTCGGTGAAATTCTTGCCGCTCTCGTCGCGGTAGTGACGCATGGTCAATTCGGTAAGCGGCTTCTTCAGCTCCTCGGACGAACGGGTTATCGTCAACTGTGTGTCGTTGGCCGGCCGGTTGATGTGTGCTGGCGCGGTTGTCATAATTTCCCTCCAGAACTTTCAGGATGTTTGCAGGCTTGAGCAGCCAATCGATTGTCAGGGTGAACGGGCGAGCAGTGCGCCCGCACAGGAAGTCACTGCGAGCGCAGATGCTCAGAATCTCGGACCAGCCGCCGAGCGTGTTTTCCTTGACCCGCTTCTGGAGCGAGGTCTTGCGGGCTGGTGATAGTTTTTTCGGAACAGGCCAACCGTGCGCCTTGGCCTTCGAACAAAAATCATCAAAGGCCAGATCAATTTCGTTCGCGCGCGCATCAACACCGTTAGGTGTTGTTAGTTCAACTGGGCTAGTTCTTATGGGAAGTGACAGAGCTGTGTCACTTTCGTAAGTGACGTGAGTGGCATTTCTAGAAGTGCCATTTTTGTCACTTCTGGACATGACAACCCGGTAGCATTTGTGGGTTCCGGCCCGGTTCGGATACTTCTTTTTGCTCTCGATGTACCCGGCCTGTTCCAGGCTCTTGATCGCCCGAATAACCGTGCGCCGAGACATGCCGCCAACCTCTGCAATCGTGTCTTGAGATGGCCAAGCTTCGCGGTCATGATTCAGGTACAGGCCGATGATCGCAAGCACCTTAAAATCAGTGGACGACAGGCTCTGGTCGATCACGGCGGCGCGCGGCAGCTGGGAAAAACGTGCTTGGTGCTTGCTCATGCAACCCACTCCTCAGTTTCAGGTGTCAGCCAGCGCTCAAGTTCACGCAGGGCCCATTCTGGATTGCGAGGAACACGCAGATTGTCGGAGTTCTTCACCATGTCAGCGATGGACATGGCTTCCAGGTCGAGTTCATCTTCTTTGCGGGAGTTCATTCCGGCACCTCGGGCAAAGGCATCCAGTGTGTTGCTTCCTTTTTGCGAGCGCCGATGAGCTGAAGCTGGCGCGAGTGTGAAGTAAGCCGGTAATATGCGATCACGCATTGAAGTTCGTATGTTTTTTGATTGCGCTGCACAGTAAGAAACCGTGTGCCATCCGTTGGTGCGGTTTCGATAGGTTCCCAAGTCATGCGGCCTCCTCAAACAGTGGCGCGCCATAAGCCTCTTCGTATTCAGGCAATGCTTCCGTTACGCCGTCAGGCGCATATCGCTTCAGGAAGTTGCTTAATCCGGGTAGCGTCAGGTTCAGACGCTTCGCTGCAATGGTTTTCGTTCGGCTTTGAGCGATGACACGAAGGCGGCTCAGAACAACCAATGGATGCAATGCTGCGTAGCGGGCGTTATCCTTCAGAGCGCGGTGATGCTCCGGGGCTCGCTGCTTGAGGTAGCGAGTCGCGAACGCAGCAGACACGCCCGCCCGCTCGGCGAACTCTTTGAGGTTTCCCCCCTCATAAGCCACCGTTGCGGCAAGCCGTTTGTAGCGCCGCAGTTTGATGTAGTCCGTTGGTCGCCCAGTTTTCATGACGCCCTCCCAGAATAGTGATAAACTTGTTGAAGCCGCCGCGTCCCAGCCATGCGCTTCTCACCATCCACCCGAACAAGGCCGCGCTTTTCCAGAGTGTTCAGACGAGCGCACACCGCTTGGTTGACCACGCCAGCACGCTCTGAGATTTCCTCTCGGATCAGCCCGCCCGGAGCAGCCGCCAGCACACCCAAAATTAGGTAGCACTGAGGCGTGACATCCTTGTCTGACTGGCGAGCAGATTGCTGGCTGGTGTCTGTGCTGTTTGATGGAGCTTCACCGAAGTCCGGCTCAGGCTTCAGTTTGGGCGCGCCAGCTTTTGCGCATGGATCGCAAAGCCAGTAATTATCACCGTGCACATTGTATTCACGGCATTCGTCAGCTGGTGTGTACTGACAGCTCTGTGCGCAGTGTTCGCAACTTTTAGCCCCTGCCCCCGTCATGATTTATGCCGCCTCGGGCTGGGGTTTTGTGAGGCGCTCTACCAGCTGTGCGGGGGTGACCTCGCCAGCTGTTCTTTCGGAGATTGCCCGCAGCGTGGATGTGCTGAAGTCACCGTCCCCCTTCAAAAGGCGATAGACAGTGACATACGAGAATGGCTCGCCCTCACAAAAGGACTTCACATTCATGTTTTTGGCCTTGAGCCAGATGCGAAGAGGGTGTGTCATGAACCCCCTTTTAAGCTAGACTGAAATTTAAGGCAAGTGAAAATTTAAGTTGAGCGGTGTAAACTACTATGCGTTGGGGGTGTATCTTTCGGCATGGCAAAGCATCACATACGCTCATGGCGAAAGGCGCGCGGGCTGACGCAAAAGCAGTTAGCAGAGCGCATGGAAAGCAAACCAGGTGAACAGCTCATGTCTTATGTGACGGTGAGCAACATCGAACGTGGTGAACAATCGCCCACCCTTGAGCAGCTTAATGCTTTCGCGCTTGCGCTGGACGTTAGCGTGTCTGACCTGATCGAGAATGATCCCGGCAAAAACAGCGAAGTTGTTGACCTTCTCAAGCTCATCAATGACGAGAACCGCACCACCGTAGTTGCAATGATAAAAGCGGCGATAGGAAAATAATTTTCAACCCAGCTTAAATTTTAGGTTGACTTAAATTTCAGTCGTGGTTAAATGCCCTCAAGACATCGGAGGGCTACATGGCTTTTTCAACAACAGACTACGAAGCACAAAGCTGGCTCGATAAAGTGACCGCCTCTACGGCGCGCATCGAAGAGACAGCTGACCTTTTCTACCTGACCCAGCAATTCGACCAGCACATGGCATTGCTTGGCAATGACGAGGAAGCTCGGGCTTCTTTCTTGGAATGGTTCGCTGAAATCTACGAACTCGATTTCCAAGAT